AGTCTTGATGTCCCCCCAGCATCTAAGACTGATATAGTACCAACAAGAACATATTGGCTGGTAATATTTAGATTTAAGTTTCCTACATCTATTACAGAAGTAATTGTAACAGAAGGAGGTAAACAAACTGAGAACCTAGTTAAAGATGTTCCTGTAATTAAATCAAATGTATTACCTGCTGTTTGAAAAGCATTACTTGGTAAAGCTCTTACGTTTGCTGATGTAGTTGGTGAAGTAGCTACAGCACCCCAGAATCTAAGGAAATAAGCAGTTATTGTAAAGTTAGATGAATTTACATCTATTCCACCAACTCCTGTATCATGAAGAACACCTCTATAGGTTCTTTGTGATAAGTTTGAGTTTAGTTGTATTACCCCCAATGCCACACCAGATTGAGTTCCATCATTAGGGGTATTAACTAACAAGTTAACAGAAGCTGTTACATCTCTTATATCTAAGTTAGCCACTGTTCCTGAGTTTACTTGAATTCCCCAAGTAAAGGTAGCTGGTGTAGTCAATGTTGTTCCTACCTCTACTGAAGTAGCTTGTCCAGATATTTGGAACGATGTAAAAGCTGGTCGTATGTATTCTATTGCTGCATCTGTAATAGCCTGTACTGCTGTTAAACCTGTCCAAGCTGCTGTCTGCCCATTACTGTATTTACCAAAAGTTTTACCACCTGATAAAACAAATGTAACATTGGCTGCAAAGGTACCTGCGCTACCACCTGAAGCAGCTTGCCATTGTGGAGTTCCAGATACAGAAGTAAGTACAAAGCCGTTTGGACCTGCTGGTAATTGTACAGGAACATTAGCATTATTACCTACCCATATTGCATTTTGAGCAAGTGCATTATTTAATTTATTATTTAATTGTGTTTGAACGGAAGATGTTGCATCATAAAAACCATTTGCAAGAATATTTACTTGAGCAGCAGTAGCTGTTACATCTGATACTTGAGATAAAGTAAGAGAAGCCCATTGAACATTGTAATCAGTTCCATCTATTTTTCTTAAATACTGTAATGCTGTTCCACCTGTAGGAACACCGTTGGGTGTAGTAACCCAAGCTAACCCAGATACAGTAGAACTTAAATATTGACCAGAAGCACCTCTACTAAATTTGTTCCAACTTCCTGATTGATATACAATTAAATCTCCTTCTGTTGGAGTAATAGCAGAACTAAATAAAAGTCTGTTGTTTAATTGTGTTTGTACAGATGAAGTTGGATCTAAATAAGAAGCTACTAGATCTGATATATTAGACGCTATTGGTAAACCACTTGAATTAGATAATAAAAGTCTGTTTGGTGTAATAGCACTGTTTTCTGCAATTACACCAAAGTTATTGTTGATCAATACTCTATTTAAAGTTCCTGTTGCTAGTTTTGTTCTGGCTATACCAGCAGCAGAATTAATGTCATTGTTGGTAATAGATCCTGTTAAATTTAACTTAGAATAAGCTATTCCAGCTAAAGAATTGATTTGGTCATTAGTTATGGAATCAGATGTAATTGAAGTTACTCCATTAAAGTTAATCAGTACTTGACCAATAGGGGTAACAGCACTAGCTAAATTAGAAGCATTACCAATCAATATCTGTCCTTGTGGTAATGTTTTACTGATAAAAGTACTTGTATCTACTGCTGGTACCACAGTAACATCGTTTGTTGATGTGTTCTTGGTCAATACAGGATCACCTACTCCTGAAGCTAACGTTCCAAGTATCTTTTGACCACCTCTTATTACAACTTTTTTTGCCATTACTTAACTAAAAGTTTATTAAACTTCATACCAAATTATTAATTTAATTAAAGCGTTATTATACCCAGAATTATCATAAGCTGATCCAGGTCTTCTTAAAACTAAAATATAACTAGTACTAAGCCCTTGAACTGACCCATCGTAATCTAAAAAATTTATTTCTGTAGTATCTGTACTAGATGTGCTGTAAAAATTTTTACGTGTACCTATTTTATTTTTTAGATTTCTTGTGTTATCGTAGATAAAACCGCCATAATCTAAAATTTTATTTGCGTCTAAACCATGTGCTATAGAAATCCTATCTACACCAGTGTTCATGTTCCAAGGAACTTCTAATAACTTATATTTTATATAAGAGCCATTTGCTTGCGTTCTAATACCATTTTGGGCTTCTAACGTTCCTGGTACAACAACAGCACCACCTATTTCAGATACAGTACTATTTGAAATTGTTGTTGAAGATGTAGCTTTAGTTAAATAATTAGTTGCTAAACCAGACAAGCCCGCTCCACCACTAGCATTTTGCCAAGTAGGCACACCTCCAGTTAATGTTAATACTTGACCATTAGCACCAATAGGTAGCCTAGTTGTAATATTAGAACCATTTCTGATTATTATATCACCAGGACTAGTCATTGGGTCAGTTAACTTAGCATTAAGAAGGCTAGTTAAAGAAGAGCTTATATCTACAAATCCTAAAGTAGTTGGGTTTAAAGTAGAAGATATTAATTTACCTGAACCATTGGTTATAGGTACAATATTGTTATTTAAAGAAGCTAATTTAGTTAAAGTAATATTAGCTGATGAATTAATATCAGCATCAAGTATTACACCTGCATTTATTGATGTAACTCCTGTATTGGTTATTGATATGTCACCTGTTACTGATTGAGGAGTAGCTACGTTAGAAGTATTTCCAATATATACTTGATTGTTTGGAAGTACAGCAGAGACGGGGCCTGTACCATTACCGTTATTTGGTATAAAGTATCTTGTACCAACAATATTCCATGTAAGTGAGCTAATAGTTGCAATCAGTTGTATATTACCAGCACCAAATACTAGATCAAAATCTAAAGATGAAGTTGATCCTGTTACATCATCTGCTCCAATATCTGCTAAATCAAAACTACTACCATCTGATTTCCAATGTCCTATTATTGAACTAGCTCTTTGCGCTCCATTTGTTGCTGTTGCAACATAATCCCACCTAGCAGCTTTAGCATCTGTAATAGGAAAAGAATCTACTATCGTACTTACTGAAATTGAACTAATAGAAAAATCAGTGGCCAAACCAGTGAACCCACGAGGGCCAACTGGGCCAATTACCCCATCTGCACCAGGCTGTCCTACAATAACAGCAGGAGCTGCTTGGAACGTTAAAGGAGCTGTAACTGGATATTGATTAAGTTCACATAACTTAATTAAACATTCTAAAATGTTGTTAACATTTAGAATATCTTGTTCATTAGTTAATAGTGTTCTATAATTTAAAGCTTCTAAATAACCTAATATAAGGTCAGCTTTAGACCATTGATCAACTAAAGCTTTACCTAATCGTCTTCTTACTACTAAATCATTGAGTAAATCTCTGTAGTAAATTTGTGATTGGTATATAATACTGCTTGCACGTACATCAATCATTTAATTTGGTTTAACGTGTTAAACAACCACAATCATCACAATACTTTTCCAACAATCTAGCATTTTTCTCCCCTTCTATAAATTGACCTGTAACTTCATTGATTGAAAGCAATGCAAATAAATCCCTTATCCAATGATAGTATTTACCTATTTTTGTATCGCACCCACAATCTGAACCTTTACAAGCTTCTATAGAATGTTTAGAAGCTGCTTTAATATAACAAATTGAAGACTGAAAACTAACAATTTTATCAATAATTTGATAAGTTAAGTTCCCAGGATTTAATGAAGTACCTACGTTTGCTATTTTTGTAGTTGGGTCAACAATAGGGGAAAAGTAGGTGAGATTTGTTACAAGGTTACCTGCTGATGGGGTTGCATTTATATACTCATAAAAAGCATTTAAAGTTGGACTCCAAACTAAATCATATTGATTATAAGTAGTTCCAACTAACCAATCATTGATTATAACAAATTTATATTTATGCCAACCATCTACTCCATTTGTAGTTGTAAATGTTGTAGCTGATTTTGGATTAAAAGTTGATACAGTCAACGGTGTTTCTACTTGATCCTCATTTACTTTAAATGCTGTTAAGTAGACTGCAACTTGACTGCGTAATGGGTTAGAACCTCCATATACTGTACTATCTGTCCAATTACTTTGGGTTCCTGGACTGATTATTGAAGACCTTACTAAGTTTGGTGTCAAAGGCATATCTATTCTCTATTTAAAAATAAACCCTTGTAATAGTTTAAACTCTACTACAAGGGTCATAATGAGTCGGTTAACTATTAAACCGCGAATACTGTCTGTAAGCTAGAGTTTAGAGTTCCACCAGTAGGACAAGCAACTACAAGTCGTTGAGACTGCTCTTGTACGTATTCTGAAGGTACAGCACTTGGAATATTACGTGTTGCAAATTCAAGGAATATTTGATCGTAGTTAGTAGTAAGTGAAGAAATCAATGTAGGTTGACCATAATCTTCACGGAAGTTTGAGTTACGGGTAGAACCTATACCATCGTAGATAATACCTTCTGAAGCTTCCAACTCACGGATACTTACACCAGAACCTGAACCAAGAACCCAGTTTGTTACGGTTGTAACAGGTGTCAAAGTAGCAGAAACTGTACCAACACCTTGACCAGTGATAATGTAATCAACTGAAGTTCCAGTCAATACTACACCAATGTTTGAAGTACCACTTACAAAAGGAGCAGTAAGTACGTTAGCGATAGCTAGAGCAGCGTTTGTAGCACCAGTAAAAGCTCTGTCAAGAGTGTAAACAGCACCGTTAATACCAGTTACCCTGTAAACATCTCCAAGTTGACCAGTACCACCAATTGCCAAGAAACCACCTACTGCTGGCGCACCAGTTGGAGCAGCGTTAAAAGTTACAATGTTACTACCAAAAGTAACAGCTAATGAAGCAGCTACAGTGATTGCGGTAGTAGTTGCACTTTGAAGAATTGTTGCACGTACAAAACGGTCTGTAACAAGATTTTCATAATCTAAACTACCATTTAGTTGTTTTACAACCTCTGCAAGTACAGAGTACTGATTTACGTTTGTACTATTTACAGTAGCATAACCCTCTTGAATAGGCCAAGGCATATTACCTGGGGTAAGATCTCTAGCTACAATACCAATACTAAGTGTGTTGGTTTGAGAAGCTGTACTGAAATCGAGACCAAAAGTACTTGATGCAGCAGCAGTTGGATGATAACCCAAAGCTACAACTTTAGCAGTTGGAGCAGTGTAAGCTGAACGTACCTTACGGGTTACATCAGAGAAGTTAAAAATAGGTGTTTTATTAACTTGCCCATCACGTTTTTGAGCAATGAAGAAACGGTTAGTAGCAGTCAAAGCTGCTGTTTGTCTAGTACCATTTTCAAGGAATACACCAACTTCACCATCAGCAGCAGATGTTACGAACCCTGCGTAGGTTGTTTGAGCAGTATAAGTAGCTGTTCCTACAATTACCTTTTGATTTATACCAGAAAGAGTTTTTGAATAAATTGACATATTTAATTAATTATTGTTTTTTAAGTTTAATTTCTAAGTTCTGTATCTTGTACTGAAGCTGGATAACTATTATCTTTTGTATCTAACCTTAATAATTCCACAGCTAAATCTATTAATTTTGGGTGTGTATTATCAGCTAATTCACAAGTTTGATCCAAACTTAAAGAAATTGTTCTTGGCTTCCTAATGTAGTCAACCATCAACTTAGTTACTATGAAGCTTTTATCTCTATAAACTGTAAAATAATCTAAGTTTTGAGTTACAATAGAGTTATCTACAGAAGTGTTGTAAAACGTATTATTAAACAAGCTTAAATAAAGATTTGCTTGTTGTACCAACCTAGCTGTACTGATCTGTACTTTTTTAGAAGTTAATGAATTTATTGCACCTCTATTGAATATAGAATAATTTGTTTGTGTTTGTAAAGCAGATTTAGTCCCTGTTGTTGTGTTTATAGTTATTGAACCAAATGGAGAGTTAGATACAAAGATAAATTTACCTTGTTGATAAGTGTTTCTGTATCTTTCCCAATATGCTTTAACCGTTGGGTGTTTATAAAAATACTCTAATATGTTTTGTGTTATAATGTACCTTCCTTGGCTAGTTTGTACACCATAAGCCAAACCTGCTGGTGCTGTGTACAAAGTACCTTGTACTGAACTGGTTATTTGAAGATTACCATAAAATGGACTTGGACTTGTTGGTGTAGGGTAACCTATTGCTACTACGTATTCTGAAATAGTGTTAGTACCCAAATTAGGAGCTTCTTCACAATTTCTTGGATCAGTTAATGTTTCTACCCTTGTGTTTATTGTCCAATACAAATCTGGAGGAATTGTAGAATATTGGTTAAGTATGTTTAATTCATTTAAATTATCTGCATCACTTGGTATAATCAAATCCAACATTTTATTGGTTTGAATCAATCCTGATACAGTTGATAGATTTAATTGATTGCTTTGGAAATCTTGTTCTACACTTTTCTCAAGTAACCTGTACTGTGCTTTGTTTAAAGCAATATCAATTTCTTCAGGAAAGTACTTGTTTCTTTTAAAACTAGCAACTTCCTGAAGACGTTGATTAATTTCGAGGTGGAGCTGAAAACATTCCATTATACTTTTGTAACCCAGTCTTGGATCAACATTTGTTTAAATTTAATTTTTAGTTCGTTTGGAAGGTCGTTATAAACTTTATCACATTCTTCATACAATCTATCTAAATCTTGCCAACTCAACTCACTTTCTGGAACATAACTAGTTACCTGTTCTCTAAACCAAGCACCTGTTTCTGTATTTATTTTTGCGTGTTCTTTAATAGATTTAAATAGCCTAGGTGTTGGATTATTAACGTTTTCAGCTATAAATAAATCAAATACTGAAGTTATTGATTCTCTACTTTCGTTCATAACCTACTATTTGCATTTCAGGAACTTGTAAATAAATACCTTCTTCAAATACTAATTGTTGTGGTGAGATTCCAGGCATAATTATAACACTATCACTTACTTTTATCTCACTTACATCTTTACCTACTTTTACTACAATGTAATCACCGATTTTCTGATCTGCTTTATGCTCTTTTTCGTTCTCAAATAAATCAGCATGAGTTTTAATCACAAAATCAGCTTTTGGTATATAAATACCACCTTTAGTCTTCTCTTCTCTTACTTCATAAAAGAGTACCCCACGCGAAGATGGGGTATAGTTCTCTAATTTCATAATTTAGTTTAGTTGGTTAGTAGGTATTATACAGTTTCTGTTGAAACTTCTTTAGATTTAGCTTCTTGTGCTTCTTTAGACAAATAAGCATCACCTTTCTTAGCTTTTTGTTGATATTGCATTTTCAACAAATTAAGTTCCCTTGAATTTTTAGGGTTCTTAAAGTAAAGTACAGCATCGCTCATATTTACTCCTACTGGAATACTTGTTTCGTTGTAAACAATATTGTTACCAACTCGTTTTAGATATTGAATAGCAATACCTTCTTCAATCCAAAACTTCATTTCCAAGTCTTTATCTTCACAAACATCAATAAACTTCTTAAAAGCTTCAGCTTGTTGTGTAGGATCTAGTTTAGCATTTTTAGAAGCATACTGTTTCAAGACAAGGATCTTATCTTTCTTTAGATTGGTTATATTACGTCCAAGCATAGTAAGGATTTGATCTACTTTTATTGAATCATCTTTAAACCTCATATACAACTCGTAAGCTTTATCTTCCAAACTATTTACAGAAAGAGCTTGAGCATTAACTTGATTAGGATCTAGAATAAAGAATTTTTTACTGTAGCTACGTTGAGCCTCATCTTTAGTAAGTGCTACATCAGGGTGTTCTACAGCCCATCTATAAATTAAGTAATCACGTAACGATATTGGTTGATTGTCTAACGAAGGTGGTCTTGAATTATCTTTTTCTAAGCCAATTTCAAGTGTTAACCCTTCTTTTGGGATTCTAACCAGAAGATTATCATAATGACGCATAACCTCTGCTCTAAAGTTTCTATCATTACTTTCTATACCCAGAAAGTCTGGTAACAATAGACGTTGTTCTTCAAATGAAGACAAGCCAGTACCTGTTATTTTACCTTTAAAATAAGGCCCTAGCGGTTTATAAGCTTCCCCCAACCAAGCTTTTACTGCTGGGTCTTCTTGGGACATTTCTACTAAATTGTAGTGACGATGAATCTCAATCTTTTTTGACATAAGTTTAGTTTAATTGATTATTCTGTAAAGTAAACTTAATAATACTGTTTTGTCAAGCTCTGCATAATATTGAGCTTATTCAAAAAATAAAGCTTTTTGTAACAAATTTAATGTGTATTTGCTACAAAAAGCTTATAAAAAGAAAGGTGGCGTTTTAAGCCACCTATCTAACCAACTAAACTAAACTATTATGCGAATCCTGCAATACTTGGACTAATTTCCATATGCAAGCTTGTGTTACCTCTACGGAGAGTAGCTCCACCTGTTGACATTCTATGATAACTAGAAGCATCAATATCTGAGCTAAGTGCTGCTAGATCACCTGATCTAATATTACCCAAGTTTTGGATAATTTTGTATTGTTTAGGAACAGGGGTCAAACCAGCTACAACACCATGTAACATTCTACGACCTTTTTCAGCAACAAATTGCAAGTTAGGTTCACCATCAAACATTCCATCATCAATAAACACCATGCGGTAAGACTCAAGAGGGAATCCAGTTTCAGGGTGCAAAGGTGATTTTACTGCTCTACGACCATAATCGAAGATAGGATTGTGTTTTACTTTAATGTAATATCCATCAATGTGGTACATTGCAGAGAAGAAACCAGTTGACAACAAGTCATAATTAGAATCTCCTTTGATAAACTTATCGGCTGCTGAACCACCACCTTGAGCAAGAAGGTTCTGGATAGTACCAGATTCTTTCATCGCACGATCAAACTCTCTCATTCCACCACGTCCTGTATACAAGGTAATTGAGATACCATCTGTATCAGATTGACCAAAGAAAGCATTTGCTACTACATTTTGGAGCAAAGAATAAGTCAAACGAGTGTAAGTAACGTAGTTATTGATCTGTTCCAAGATACCTGCACCAGTAGGGATAGGTTTACCTGTGAAAATATCTTTCAAAGGAATCTCACCATTTGTTCTACGGTTGTAGCGAGAATACCAGAACATATGTTCTACTTCTTCCAACCAAGCACGTTCAAATTGATATTGTTCAAAATCCATCCACAAGCTGATAGGAGCTTTTCCTTCTGCATTGATAGAAATTGCCATTACACGATTAGCTGAATTACCAGCCCACTGATGTGACATACGAATAACCGACATTTGGTTTTTGTATTTACCAGGAGCTACACGCTTAAACTCAGTACCACGAGATTCTGATTCGGCGTTAAAGGTGTTAAGATCTGACCACAAAGTACCAGCAACAAGTTCAGATGGTGGTACAGAAATACTATCTGCTACAGCGTTAAGTTGCAACAAATATTGAAATCCTTCATTTACTTTAACAGGATCTTGCAGTACATATGCTTGTACACCAAGAGGTGACTCAATCATATAATTACGTTTCATCCAGTTGTCCGTAAACACGATGTTAAACGGTTGATTACCAATACCAACACCTGTAACAGTAGCTGGAGTTACAGCTACAGCACAAGCCTTGTTTAATCGGCTCATTACAGGCCAAGTGAATTGAATATCATCCAACTCTTTTACCTTTGGGTTATTTTTCTTAAACCCACCTTCAGCCGAAATAATATCCCCCATAGTGGCCATCGCCAATGGGAAAGATTTAGTAGAATCTCCTAAAAGCCATGTTAACTTAGTTGTTAACTCTGCTGGAGAACCGTGACGAGCTGCATAGAAATTATTTTCATCCATCATTGCTTTTGGATCAAATATGTCCTGCTGGACTTGAAATTTAAATTTGTTACTTCTGTTACCTGCCATTTTTTATTTATTTATTGTGAAATTAATTTACGTTATACATAATAATCATTTAGTGTTTGTGATACATTATCACCTCGATCACTACTTGAGCTTGTTTTACCTCTAGCTGCTTCTGC